TTCATCCACTCATAGGCATCATGCTTCCCAGGCAGCAGGGAAAGTCGACCTTCATGGCGCTACGCATCTTGTTCGGCATCTATGTTCTTGGCGAGAAAATGCACCTTGCCACAGCTCATAAGTTAACTACCTCATCGGAAATCTTTTTTAAGGTCTCAGAGATTATTGAAGGTTCCCAATTATTGTTAGATAACTTTGCAAAGAAGTATGAATCTAAAGGATCGCAGGAGATTCGGTTTAAGAATAAGGCTCGCTACCTAATCAGAGCCGGTAACTCAGCTGCTCGAGGTATTGCAGCACCGGATGTAATCCATATTGACGAGTTACGAGAATTCGATACTGAAGATGTCTGGAGTTCGATGCGATTTACTCAGATGTCGAATCCCAATCCGCAGGCCTATGTCTATTCCAATGCAGGCCACGCCAATTCGGTTCTATTGCATAAGTTTAGGGAGCGCGGCCTTGCAGCTAGTGAAGGAGCCGATGATTCTATTGGCTGGTTCGAGTGGAGTGCAGAACCCGGAGCCGAGATAACCGATAAAGAGGCTTGGTATCAATCTAACCCTAGCCTTGGACATACAGTCCATGAGGATAATATCAAGGACAGTTTATCGGATCGTGAGGACATCTTTAGGACAGAAATCTTGTGCCAATTCGTCTCGATGATTAACCCAGTCATTTCAGAAGCCGAGTGGAAAAAATGCAAGGTGGATAATCTGCCTCAGCTCGATGTCGAGGCCGATACTTGGATGGCAATAGATCTTAGCCCGGACAGAAAACATGGGTCATTAGTTGCCGGCCAGAGAATTCATGGCGATAGGTTCCAAGTGAGCCTTCTCCATACTTGGTTTAACCCAGTTAACCTCGATGATAAAGAAATGGCTAACGATATTGCTTACTGGGTTCGCAAGTTCCCGGTTAATGCAGTGGCATACAGCAAGTCGACAGCCTCGGCGGTTGCAGCTCGATTAGCACCAGCCGGAATACCTATCCATGAGATTACCGGTCAGGAGTATCAGCAATCATGTGATGAATTCGTTTCGGCAGTATCTAGCCTTCGCCTTGCACATTCAGATCAAGAGGAATTAACTAAGCAAGTCCTTAGCGCCGTTAAATTAACTCGAGGCGATGGCGGTTGGGTAATGGGGCGTAAGGCTTCAGGAATTGTTTGCGGTGCAGTTGCCTCAGCAATGGTTACTCACTTTGCGACACGCGCTGAATCTGAAGTAGACATTCAGGTAGGATAATGTCTAGACAGTAGCGTATAATATGTCCAATGGGAATCCGGGACATCTTTACATCATCAAAGCCAGCAATCGAGCTTACAGTCGATGCCGCTTCTACCCCTGCGCCGTTTAATAATACGGCATCATTTAATCCTTTCGTATTTACTCAGTCAGTAGCTTCTCGCCAGCAGGCAATGGCGGTTCCAACTATCGCAAGAGCGCGTAACATCATCTGTTCAACTCTTGCAGCTTTACCTCTCGAGCAATACTCGAAGGTCGATGGATCACACATGGGGACACCCGGAGTAATCAATCAGCCAGACCCACGCGTTCCCGGTTCAGCAATCTACGCATGGCTCGCAGAGGATTTACTATTTCATGGCGTTGGCTATGGACAAGTTATGGAACAGTACGGAGACACCGGCAGAGTTCGTGCATGGACTCGCGTAGCACCAGATCGCGTAACAACTAAACTTAATAACAACCAAACAGAAATTATTGGTTACCAAGTAGACGGCTCAGTAGTTCCAACTCAAGGAGTCGGTTCCCTTGTAGTGTTCTATGGCCTCGATGAAGGATTACTTAATCGCGCAGGCCGCACAATCCGCGCAGCTCACGCACTCGAGCAAGCAGCCGAAACTTTCGCTAAAGAGCCAGTACCTCTACAAGTTTTAAAATCTAATGGCACCAATCTCCCAGCAGAGCGCATTTCTAAACTTCTCGAGTCATGGCGTACAGCTAGACTTACTAAGTCAACTGCGTTCCTTAACGCAGATGTTGAATTGCAGGCGTTGGGCATCGATCCAGCCAAACTACAGCTGAATGAAGCTCGTCAATATGTCGCTCTGGAATTGGCTCGCGCCTGCAACCTTCCTGCATACTTCGTAAGCGCAGAAACTACCAGCATGACCTATAGCAACTCAGTCTCAGAGCGCCGTTCACTTATTGACTTCTCAATGAAACCAATCCTTGCAGCTATTGAACAGCGTTTATCTATGCCGGACTTCTGCCCGTCAACTGGTGAGATTCGATTTAGCCTAGATGAATTCCTGCGCTCAGATGCTCTACAGCGCGCTCAGGTATACGAGATTCTTAATCGCATTGGCGCCATGAGTGTCGAGCAGATTAGAGAAGAAGAAGACCTAATTGATAACAAGGAGACCCGATGAAAATAACAATGCCATATGCCATTACAGCGGCAGATACAGAGTCTCGCATAATTGCAGGCCGCATTGTGACATGGAACGCTGAAGGCAACACATCAGCAGGCCGCACTATGTTTAAGTCTGATTCAATTACAATGGCTAAGAACATCAAGCTAGTTCTACAGCACGATGTCACTCGCCCACTTGGCAAAATGGTTTCATTTTCAGAGGATGAAACAGGCATTACAGCAGAATTTAAGATCGCAAAGACAACAGCCGGTAACGATGCCCTCGAGGAAGCTGCAACTGGCCTTCGCTCAGATTTCAGCGTTGGCGTAGATGTCGCAGAGTGGGATAACGAGGATGGCGTAATGGCTATCAGCGCATCTAACCTCATCGAGGTCAGCTTGGTCACAGACGGGGCTATACCCGGAGCCGAGGTCGCGAAAGTAGCGGCAGTAGAAAATGAAGTTTCTGAGACAGCTCAGAAAGAAACACAATCAACTACAGAAGGAGAACAAGTGTCAGACACTACCGTTCCAGAAGTTGCTCCTGCCGCAGAAACGGTAGAGGCTGCAAAGGTTGAAGTTAAGGCTGCAACAGCACCTTACATTTCAACAACTGTTCGTAACCCAATCGTTGATAAGGCTTCTTATCTCGAGCACTCAGTCCGCGCCTCACTTGGCAACGACGAATCAAAGATGTATGTTGCAGCAGCAGCAGACACAACAGACAACGCTGGTCTCGTACCAACTCGTCAACTTACTGAAGTTATCAACGGAATCAGCAATGCTGATCGCCCGCTAGTGGATAGCGTTAGTTCAGGAACTTTGCCTGATGCAGGAATGACATTCGAAATTCCTAAAATTACAGTTGCTCCAACAGTTGCAATCGCAGCTGAAGGCGGAACACCATCAGAGACAGACCAGAACGCTGCTTTCGTATCAGTCGATGTTAAGAAGTACATCGGACAGCAGACATTCTCACTTGAGCTTCTAGATCGCTCATCACCTGCTTTCTTTGCTGAACTCGTACGCCAGATGGAATACGCATACGCAAAGGCAACAGATACAGCAGTCGGAACTGCACTTATTGCAGGCGGAACAGACGGCGGAAACCGTACTCTTACAACTGGCGCTCTTGCAGCTGATTTCGTATCAGATGCAGCAGTTTCAATCTACGAGAACACACTCGGATTTGCAACAAACATCGCAGTATCTCCAGCACAATGGGGTGTCCTTATGGGCTTGGTCGATTCATCTAATCGCCCAATTTTCCAACAGACAATCAACCCACAGAACGCAGGCGGAACACTTACAGCAACAGCAGTTCGTGGAAACCTTCTCGGTCTCAACCTTCGCGTAGCTCGTAACCTTTCAGGTACAGGCGATAACTCAATGATTATCGTTAACCCAGATGCTTACACATGGTACGAGTCACCACGCCTCTCACTCCAGACAAACCTCATCTCAACAGGTCAGGTTCAGGTTGGATACTACGGTTATGGTGCAATCGCTACCAAGATCGCAGCAGGCGCATACCGTTACATGGTTGCATAGTAAATAACTAATCATGGGGGGGCTGCTGCTCCCGGTGGCTCCCCCAGTCGTTTAATAGAGAGGATACAGAGATGGCATCGATAGTCACCGTAGCAGAGCTAAGGTCAATCCTTGGCGTCTCTGTATCTCTTTATAGCGATGCTTATTTAACAGATGTAATCGACACAGCTGAGGCCGTAATCTTGCCTATGCTGGTCACTTACGCATCACCGATATCCCGTGTAGAACTCCAGGATAATATCGCTTACTACACAGTCCTAGGCGAGAACAATTTTTCAGAGGGTCAGAGCGTAGTCATTACAGGATGCGGCTCGCCATTTAACGGAACCTTCACAATCTTAGAATCAAGCAACTATGACATCGATACTTATGTCATGAACTCTAATTCTCGAGTATTCGTAGATGGCGTTTATCGTGACTTTAACGGATTCTTTACAGTCTCAATCACTAACGCAGACATCGATGGCCGTAATGTCATTCCTTCAGGCAAGGCTACTCTTTCAGGCGCAGCTACTTATGTCGGAGTCAGCGCAGTCGAGTCAGCAGTCCTAGCAGTCTCAGTAGAAGTATTCCAATCTCGTATCGCTCCTGGTGGACAGATCGAGGGAATCGACTTTACTAATGTCTCGCCTTATCGTTTAGGCCGCAGTCTCTTTAATCGTGTTTCAGGACTCTTAGGGGCATACATCGACACCGATTCAATGGTGCAATAATGCCTGCTTCAACAATCCTTGACACAGTACGCCAGCCACTAGCAACAGCCTTCGCCAGCGTTGCAGGCAATGTCTACGCCTATGTTCCCGAGGCGCCTATGGTTCCATTCGTGGTTACAGTCCCGGACTCTCCTTATCTCGAATTAGAGACTATTAACAAGTCCACCCTTCACATTAAAATTAACCTAGTTATCTCAGTCGCAGTTGCATATAACAGCAACCCGGCTTCGCTCGACAATCTCGAGCAGCTCGTAATAAGTGTTCTGAAGGTGATCCCGGTGGGGTACACAGTCGGAGCGGTTGAAAAACCAACAGTAACTCAAGTTGGCCCTTCCAATGTATTGGTGGCCGATATCAGGGTTTCTACCTACTACACACAAACAAACTAAAGGAAAATA